ATAGGCCTCCAAGATACAACCCTTCTAGTGTAGTGATCGGCGCACCTTTTCAATCTGTTAACTACTGTTCAGCTAGTGTAGTGGCCTAGAGCAAATGCTCTATTCTTGAGCCAACTTCTCTAGCCCTATCTTCACTCTTCTTTACATACCTTCTACACGCATCAAGGCTCTTCCAACCACCGACCATCGCAATGTCATCGAGGTCTGTTCCGGCCTCATTCAGCCATGTTGCAAAGCTGTGCCGTAACGTATGAAAGACCAACGCGCCTTCCGGTATTAGCTTGGCTCGATCTACAGACCGATTGTCCTTCGCCGCACGATGCATGAGGTTCTGGTTGTACAGTCTAATACTGCGCTTCCACATCTCATTGGTCACCGCCCACGTTGACATCGGCTGACCCAGATGCTGACAATCATCCTGAACAAAGACATACTCGATGTTGCCTAATCGCGGGTACTTTTCTAACAGCACCGTCCGATCATTGAGCCGCTTCGTTAAAACTTCAATCGCCATCTTATTCAATTGAATAGTATGACTGCATCCATTCTTAGCATCATCGGCAGGGATCACCATTCGGGTAAGATCCTTGCTCAACCAGCTCCACTTCAGACCAATGATGTTGGCCTTACGCTGACCGGTTGCCAAACCAAATCTAACCATGTCTGCCCGCAGCGGATCTAAAAACTTAATCCATCCTTTTGCTATCTCAGGAGTCAGATAATACTCGCGCTCCTTGGTTGGCAGTGTTTCGATTTTGGGAAATCTGACAAAAGATACATTGAGCTTGTCATGGGCAAAATTACAAACCGCTCGCAGATACACTAAGTAAGTATTGATCCCGCTGTTACTGAGACCCTTAGCGTTCCGCAAATCTGTTTCCATATCCTCAACATCTATGTTGGCGATGTCTTTCATGGCAACGTCTGCAAATCTTCCCGATGTTTCATCCCACGAAACTACCTTATGGCTTCTCTGACAATTTTTCCGGCCATAGGGCACTGGCTTCTTCCGACCTTCAATTAAAATCATTGAGGGTCTTTTTTCGTACATCCATTCTAGCGTTGAATAGGCATTTGCGTTTTTCGCCCGACCTAGTTTTTTAGTCGGCTTGTTCAAATACCTAATTGCTACTTCTTTAAAACTAAGGTGTTTACTCATATTACTTCTCCATTTGAGCAAACCCTCCGACACAGAAGCACAACTAATATACTAGTGTTGTGTTCCGAATGCCAACAGGGCTACTTCTGCGGCTTAACAACAATGTTAAGGGGATGCTCAGAGTCGCCGACATTCCACTCACCTTTGTCGTTATAAATTTCTACTGCAATTTCATTACCGTAATCAATTACCGCAACAAAACTATAACCTTCATGCTCCATGTACGAGTCCATGTTCAACATCGCTATCCTTGCTCCACTCCGAGTTTGGAGGGTCTCACTCCATACAATCCGAGAATTTCTACGGTCATACTCTTTGGTCATCAGATCTTTGACATCTTCCATTATCGCTACTTCCTTTCTTGTCATAGTTAGCGGCTCGTTGCGACCCCCCAGTGAGCCAATCTGGGCTAATCAAGAGAGTGAAGTCTCTTTGGGTCTCAGGGGAAACTACGTTTTCTTTCGAGCATCATCCCGTATGATCTGATAGTCACGAGGGGCAGAGAAAGCAAATGAAGCCTGAGGAATTATCTTTTGCAACTCTCCACCACGTTCACACTCGTGGCAGTACGGGGTCTCTCTAATAACATAATTTCTTACACTTTCTAGGCTGACAGTAACGCCATCATCTAACTCAAGGTGTTGCCCGTCATTACAAAGCGCATGCTCGCTAACACTGCCTGCACCATCGGTCAGGTGTACAACGGCGCTAAACAAATCGCCGTCCCTTACGGAGCGAACCCACAGCCGATGGTCATAACTTTGCTCGAGGTCATGGGGGTTAAGATTCCAGCCCCCGTACACAACACTGCCCGCATTTCTTGTCAGCTTTAACGCCATTCATCAGCCCCTAAAAAGGTATATCGTCTTCAGGCATTGCTTCCGCAGCTGCCGGTGCAGGCTTGGCAGCACGAGGTGCAGCGGCGCCACCTTCATTAATAAACTGCTTTAGGCTTGGCTGCTTTGCTATCCACGCATCCTGTACCTTCAAGAACTTAGCGCCCTGAGAAGACTCGGCGACAAAACCTTTCCAATTCATTCTCATATTCTCAGCATCTTGTGCGTCAAATGACGCTTGAATCCAGTCAATAAAAGGCTGGCTAATCTGCAAAAAGCCGCTGTAATCATGGAGCTTGTCTGGCGTTGCCCATGACTGGCCCTTTTCCATAAGACCCGCTAGGCGAGCCAGCTCTTTTTCTTTTTCTTCCGCGTTGAGGCGGTAAAGACGACCGTTGCCGCCGGCTACTTCAAAACTCTGTGTCATACTGAATCCTCGTTGATTACTGATATCTGCATTAAGCCTGTCTGTCTCACAAAGTCGTCAATGCTTTCACCTTGATCGAGAAGCATCTGTTCTCCGTTCAGGTGAGCAAACGCCTTGCGATAGTCCACGCTTGGTTTTTTATGGATAACCTTTACTAAGGTTTTGCCGTTACTAATAGACTCCTTGTACCGCTCACCCAACACCTTCTTAATGTCGTCAGATGATTTCTTCAACTCGTTTAATTCGATAAGGTCTTCACCCATCTTCTCAACCAAGCTGTCGATCTTTACCTGATTCTCTGTCAAGAGATCCAAGTCTGTGTCGCTGGCGATAGACTTAACAACGTCAGCTGACTCAATATGTTTTTTCCTGCGGCCCTCATCCTCGTACTCGGCGAGAATAAACTCGTGCCATTCTCTGTACAGGTCTACCCGAGATACCTTTCCTGACATAGGAGTAGGTAGAAGCTTTCCGTCTAACATCTCTCCCAGCCAATTGTCTGGCCGCTCAACCACCTCATAGGTGTATTGGGGTTCCGCCGATTTATTTTTTGCTAAGTAACAAATGAAGTGGCACTGATCAACGTCCAAGCATTCCATCTGCATATATACCTGCGTCAGGTACATGCTTCGTTTTCTATCGAAGATCGAATAAGGTTGCTTGGTGTAGTAGGGATAAGGGCACTTAAACTCACAACACGAGTCGAGTCCGATCAACCCATCTGCTGATGCTTGCAGGAAGTCATACTCAGGATGCACAACAGAACCAGTCTCTCGGACTTTCTTGCCGATCAACTGCTCCAAGAAGCGCCGAGCCGTATCCTCCATCAACTGACCATGCTCTACAGCAGGAACCATTACAAACTCAGACTCAACCCGAGCCAACTGACGCACACGCTGTCGTATGTATTTAGGGATGGTCAGGTACGGATGCTCGCCTGTCAGTGCCGCGATTGAGGAGGCCGGCTCAGGTAACCGTCTAGCCTCGTGCCACTCTGGTGAGCCTTGAATTTCAGCACTCATTTAGCGGACTCCCAAAGCGCCACCTTCTTAGCTTTTAACTCTTCATACCTATCGGCATGGGGATCTGCATCGATCTTGCTGGTGCGTAGCGCATTAAGATATCTATTGTGCTTGCGCTCTAAGGCTCTTAAGTTTGTGCAAGACTCTAGATCAGCCTCGACCCAGTATTCATCTGCCATGGTGCTATCGTCAGCAACTGCATCCGCAACAGCGTCTTCTAGATATTCAGGCTCTGGTGCCGCCTGATCTTTGATCCACAGCTGATGTGCCAGACCAAACTCACCCATAGCCCTGACGCGCAGGCGCTGTTTGGCTGTATTTAGATCCCAGCTCGAAGGGTTCTTTATGGATTGAGTGTTGCGGTGAATTGGCAGGCTGACAGTCTTCTCGTGCCCCTCAACGGTCATCGTGAGGCGAACCTCTGCGCTGCCATCGTCGAGGTAATGTAACTCTCGGCCTTGTGAATCCTGCAAGAACTTGTAGGTGTACTCTGGATAGGCAGACATCATCAGGGCATGCGCTGCCATCACCTGAATGATTTGAACACCATCGTCATCAGTGATGATGTGTGCAGAGCAATCTGTGCTGCTAAGAGTGTTCCAAATTTCTTTTTTAGAGGTAGATTCCATTAATTTCGATCCAGTTGTGTATAAGCTTGGATCTATTATGCTTTTCTGGGTACCTAAAAACAACCCTTATGTTCACATAATCGTGAATTAACTTAAAAAATAGACGATAAAACAGTTTAAAAGCACAGAATACGACTGAAAAACATGCGTATAGGCGGGAACGTGATAATGCTATGTAAAACTGATTAGCTAGGCAAGTGCTTTATAGGTGTTTGCGACAGGACGTAGCTTTTTAGCGGTGGTTTATTAGGTTAAATCGTCGGCAGCAATAAGTGCAAGGGTAGAAAGAAAAACAACAATCATGTAGGTGGTAAGCATAAAGGCCTCATTTAAGTGAGACGCAATATTACAGGCAATAGAACCCTAAGCCCAATGACTTTTTGTCATTAGGCCTATGATTTTAAACGATATTTTATTTTTCAGGCAGGATGATAGCCATGTTATCGAGGAGATATTCGGCCTTTTCTTCGTGTTCATACAGCATTATGGCGAGAGTACTAAACCTGTCGGCACTAAGAAAGCCATGCTCATTCTCGTGAGATTTTACTTTCTCAATGTTTCTTTTAAATTTAGTGGTGTTTACGCCTTTCGCTCTGCCTACGCCGGTCACCCATTCGTATACGTCTAGATCAAACACATCGCAGCATTTCAGTAATGAAACACAGTCTCGTGGCAGACTACCATTTAACCATCCGCTTGCTGTGGCGTTTGAAACACCACATGCCTCAACTATCCTTGATGCCCTGCCCCACTGCGATACTCCAGCAGATTCAAGCATTGCGTTAAATATAGTAGCCCGCTCCTTGGTAGTTATAGTGTGCATTTTAAATTCTCCGTAGTTAATTAATGGGGCAACAGAATCGCTGAGTGTCCGTTGGGCACTACCCCGATTTGCGAATAGTAACTAAACAAAATCAAATTAGCAACTATTGCATAACAATTTATCTATTTAATTGCAAATAGTAACCAATTCATTGATACTTGAACCAACTGATAGTTTTGTAACCAATTGATGGGTTTTGAATGATATTTAAGCGAGCGCGGTTTGACGATACCACCTTCACCACACTTCCAAATACCTTACTCCGCGGCGGCGGCGATTCTGCTAGCGCTGCGCGTGAGGACGGGCTAACACCAGAAGCGCTGGGCGTTCTTGTATACCTTTTATCCCACTCCGCTGAGTGGCAGGTGTCTCAGGCT